GATTAGTTTATCTTCAAACCTGTCCAGCATCTCTTCTGAGGTTATCTGTAGGGCCTCCAGCAGGTCGTCTGGGTCTAAAGTTTTCAAGAGGCGCTCCTTAATTTCCTCTAGTGTTAGTGACATAGTTAATCAACTCCTGTAGTGTCTCTATAGTATACCATAAAATGTTCTCTTTGTCACACCATTGTGACATTGTCATTTTGGCACCTTTTCGTATTTTCTTGTTGGGCTGCATTAGTACGAAGACCAGTGTCTGTCCTTCTGGCAAACTGTCTCTGACGCTGGTGTACTTCTTGGTGTCCCCGTCCCTGAAGTACCCTTTGCACTCGACAAGAACACCAGAAGCACTGTGAACAAAGTCAGGACGATAGCTACGCTCAATAGTGTATGGAACTGTGAACGGTTCATAGTCAAACTCCTTCAGTATCTTGCTGACATCTTCTTCAAACGTGCTTCTAAATGTTGATTTCTGGGACCTTCGGCTCATTGACCACCTCCGTTAAAAACCTTGGACCTGTGGAGTAAGAGAAGGCACGTAGGCCGGGCCAACAACTCTTCTTGTACGCACAGTACGAACAACCTATGTCCAACTTCATGTTACCGCTCTTGCCGTCTGGCTTGGCTTCGTAGCAGTTTTCAGGAGGCTCTGGCTTCTTCACCATCTCTTGAACATGTTCAATGCGGTCTGTGATGTCAAAGGCTATTGTTTCATGCACAGGGGCTTGAGTGTCCTTCTCGTCGTACATAAGGTACGTTAGGTGTCCATTTTGTTTGTCCATCGCCAGCCAGCCAAAACTTGTCTGGTCCTCTGCCTTTGCATATCCTTTAATTTGAGCGACGTATCCAAACGGGTCATCGTAAGCCAAAGTGCCGTCCTTGAATTTTTTAAACCCATACGACGAAACAGATTTAACGTCCGTGACAACACCATCAATTTTGCAGTCCATAGAACCCGTAATGCCCTTAATTTCACACTGCTTTTGTTCTGCGGTAACTTCATGTCCTGATGCCCTTGTAAGAAATAGTAACAATTCCTCAATCAAATGTCCGTACAAAAACTTAACAAGCGTGTGTGGCTGCATGTCGTCCATTTTTGGTACGTTGTTGTAATGATTCCAAAGGAACTTGTCACGTTTACCTATGTTTGACATGCGGAGCTTACGTCCGTCAAAGTGCCTATTACCACCAAACTCTTTACGCATGAGGTCCTTGACGTTTTCTCCAAACTGCTCAATGCACTCTTCGATGTCAACGTCCTTGTCTACTCTCTTCGTCTTAACGAGCTTGTAGATGTCGTCTACTAATGTGTATATGTTTTTCATTGGTACTTCCCTACTATACCTGAGACAACCTCTTGGGCCTGCTCTGGTGTGCATTTAAACCACTCACTGCGTCTTTCGTACAGCTTCTGTAGTTCGGTGTGTGCTTCTGACTCTGCAGCACGTCTATCGTTGACGTTCCACTTATAGTTTAACATATAATCTCTAAAAGGTGAAGAGGTTTGGTAGCCATTGAGTCGGTCCTCTGAGTCAATAGCCATTCCAACCTTTACCCACTCAGGAAAGCTAGGGTTGACAATGACGTACACCTGACCTTCTACACTAGACTCGTACTTTGCTAGACTGCTGAAAGCAGCGTCCTCAAAGTTCTTGTAACGTCCGGGTTTGTGCAAAGGATGTGCCTTTGATATGTATTTACTGTTGACGTACATCTGTAAATTGTTTTCTTTCTTTTTAGTTTGTGGGTCATCCTTGTAGTACTTACCTTGCTCTTTTTCATAAACCATTATTACTCTCCTCAGTGTGTCTCCGCCCATGTTGTACCAACTTTGTATTCTCCATCAAGTGGACATCTGAGTTTAAAATGTACGCCTGACGCCTTGAGACATTCGACCGCAAGCCAACCGAATTTCTCTGCTTGTTCTTTAGCCACTTCCGACTGTACTTCATCATGTATGTTACCTATAAATTTGTAGTCTAGTTTCCACTGCTTTGCGTAGTCGTCCAGTATGACTAGGGCCTTCTTCATTACGATAGCTCCTGCCGCCTGTAACAATGTGTTCAATGCAGCATGTTCTGATCTAACTCTAAGTCTTCGTCCGTCAAGTCCTGTAAGATAACCACGCCCAGCTGCCCTAGTAATGCGTTCTCGTAGACTTTCAAGAGCAGGTGTGTTTCGTAGAAATCGTTGCTTAAGAGTTCTGCCATCTCCTGCAGTTCCTCCAACGATAGTTCCAATTTTTGCGTCTCCGGCTCCGTAGAGGAAAGCATAAATGAAAGTTTTAGCTTGAGGTCTTGTTTCAAGTCCAGCAGCCATTTGATTTCTGGTATGGATGTCTTCTCTAAGTAGGACATTCGTAAACTCCTCGTCGTTCATGTAATGGGCTAACATTCGTAGCTCGAGGCCACTAGCGTCGAACCCGACTAGTTTCTTACCTTCCGGTACAGTCCAACAAGAGCGACACTCGTGTCCATACAGACTGTGACTTGCGGGTACTTGCGCCATGTTGGGGCTTTGGTGAGTCATTCGTCCAGTTACAGCACCGTTACTAATGACACGACCATGTACCCTACCGTCCTCTTCAACAGCTTCTAGCCAAGAATGTACTTGCGCATATCGCTTTTGAAGAGTAAGGTACTCCAGAACCTTTGCTGCCTCCGGAACATGTGCATTTTCTCTAAGCGTCTTCTCATCGACAACAGGCTTTCCGCTTGGCGTCGTCTCATTCCAGACTGCACCCTTAGTTGCAAGTCTTCCTGCAACCTGTTGTCTGGACCCCACATTGAAAACTGTAACTTTGTCTTTAAGTCTTTTCCCTGTCTTTTCAGAAATCCTTTTTTCGACAATGGGCGGGAACATCTCTTGTAGTTCGGCTTCAATGGCATTCATGCCCTCCTTAAATGTTGCACATAACTCATTAGCCAATTGTTGGTCCAGTACCCAACCATTACGTTCCTGCTCCTGTACGGCATACTGCACCTTGTGTTCCAATTCGATACACTCAGGTGAAAAGTCAACCATGTCCTTCACAAGTTGTTGGTGTACTGCTTCTGTGACTGCTACGTCCTGTATACAGTAGTCAATCATCTCCGGTGACAGACACGACCAGTCGTTATGGTCACCCTTTGGGAAGCCCAAGGTTTCACCCCAAGCTCTCAATGAGTGTCCACCTTGTCTGCTTGGGTCAAACAGACGTGACAAAACCAGAGTATCAACCACACGCTCAGGGGCCACAGAAAGCCCCCAGAGACGTTTTAGCACTGGCAGGTCGTAACCTATTAGGTTGTGCCCACAAACGCTCACAGAGCCAGCCAGAGCCTCACAGAGGGTGTTACGGTTGGTATGTACCTGTGAAACACCGTTCTCCCGTGTTACAACACACCAGATGGTGTCAGGCGTCAAACCATTGGCTTCTAGATCAAGGTAGATCAAAAGTCTGCTCCTATCTCAGGGCTTGCTACTTCCTTCATCCTTCCGGTACCTCTGTCGTACTGCAGCCAACAAGCGGGTCCAGTTTCACCAGTGTAACGATTCTTTAGGACACGAACAGTAGTCGTATTCCGTATGTCCTCGTTCATGTTCTGCTGATCCCGTTCCATACCTATGACAATGTCCGACAGCTGTGCAATCGCTTGGCTACCCCGTAGTTCACCCAAGGATATCTGAGCACCGTCCTCGTGTGCCTTACCTTGGGAGCGCTTGAGGTGTGACACGAGGAACAGACTGATGCCTGTCTCTGCCACAAGAGTGCGCAGCTTAGTCATTATTTCATCAATGGCTTTTCGTTCGTCTCCGGACTCTTGGGAAGACACGACGATGGACAGGTGATCCAGTACGACATACCGACAGTCCAAGGCTTTCGCCATGTAGCGAACACGGGCGAGGAGGTTGTCTGTTGAAGTTGACCCCCAATGGTCGAATAGGTAGTAACGTCCTGTTCCCAATGTGGCTTCCCAGTAGGGCCGAAGCTGGTCCACTGGCGTGTCCTCTTCCAAGTGTAGGGGCCTATTTGCCGCCACCGACATGATGCCAAGACTTGTTCGGGCCACGTCTTCTTCGAGGGCCAACACCCCAATATTGCCTTCACATCGCTGTAGTAGGTCGTACTCAATTTCTCTGATGAATTGTGACTTGCCCATACCACTACCGCTGGTGATTGTAACGAGTTCATAAGGCCTATGCCCCCTAGTTATGTGATTAAGACCTTCCCAAGGGTACGGTATTGACTTAACTTGTCTCTTTTCTACCAGCTTGTCCCATGTGTCAGTACCAGCTACAATGCCGTCAGGTCTGTACACTTTCGCATTCCACCAAAGTTGCGTAAAGTCCTTCACCCTGTTAGCAATAAGCATGTCACTAGCGTCCTTCACAGGAAGCTTGACTATCTTTAGCTTGTTTGGACTAAATAAGTCCTTGACTTGTTCCAGAGCCGCATCCCCTGCCTTGTCATTGTCAAAGCAGATAACGATGTTCTCGTAGGACTCAAGCCACTCTAGTTGCTCCTTAATCTCCTTAGCGGCATTACTAGCGCCAGACCTTAGGGACACCACGTCGTACTGTTTGTTGAACATTTCGTACACACTAAGTGCGTCGAGTTCACCTTCCGTGATTGTGATGTACTTGTTACTGTTGCACTGCTGCTGACCAAAGAAGCCGACACCGGACATGTCACCAGTGCTATGGAATCCTTTGGTCTTTACATCACGCACTTTAGCCGCACATACTTCACCTGTGTCTATGTTGTAGTAAGGGTAGTAGTGCTTTTGAATCTCCCCTGTGCTGGAGTACTCCACAGTAACACCAAAGCGGCTACAGGTTTCCTGTGACAGTCTACGCTGTGGTATTGCCGCTACTACACCACCCATGTTCAGGGGTTTAGCTTTTGGTAATTCTTGAGTTGTCATTGGTGTCTCACCGTTTCCGTACACATGGTAGTCACAACCGGAGCCAAAGCAGTGTTGGCCCCCGTTGTCATAGATAGCGAGAGCGTCCGAAGAACCACACTCCGGACAACTCTCGTGTCTAAGGAACTTAGAAGTCTGCGGCATCACCGACAGCCATCTCTGCTTCCTCTAGGACTTTCACTGCTTCAAGGTAGGTTGACACGCCGTGCACTGGATGTGCTGGCCCAAGCTTGTACTTCAGACGTACCCTAGAGTTGTACGGTATCTCACCACCATAGGGGTTGCCTTCGGTATCAAAGCTCTTTACGTCGTACTTGGACTTAAACTTACGTTGTTTAGCGCCTTGGTAGTCTTTTACTTTAACTCCCATAGCGGACAACGCTGAGGCATCATCTTCATCCATCGTAATGGTTAACGAGTACTGACCAGTGTCCTGTCCATTGAACACGTCATGTGCTGTTAAGTTACTGAAGTTTACAATACCTTCGACTGTTGTTGCTGTCATGGAATAATCTCCGTTTATCGTTTCATGATTGCATTATTGCATATCATACTATTAGTATACACTACTTTTACTACTGAATCAAACCATATTAACATATTCATCATTAATAATCGTTTGAACATGTACGTACCCTTCGGGCCAGTACGTGTAGGACTCCTTGAGTGCCTTGGCTGTCCTATGTACTGACGCCTCAAAGTGCTCATAAAGGCCTAGCTCGTCCTTACAGTACCAAAAGGGTATACGTAGGACTGGCTCTGCTGGCCCGTGTTGCTCGTAGTACACAATGATCTCAGCATCGTTACCAATGGGGCCGTCGTTGCCAAACCTCTTTGTATGGGCGTTATCTGGCTGTTTCATGTTCACCCCTCGCCCTCAGGCAGTTCGTCGCTGGCTAAAAATAGTATCTTGTCCAGTACCACCCTAGGCATCACTACGTTGCCCCTGTCGTCCAAAGACACCTCCAGATCCTTACGTATCACAAAGGGTATGCCACCCCAAGGGTCGGCCTTCATGATGTCGTTGGTCACTGTGCGGGCCTGAGTGTAACCGAAGCAGTAGATGGAGTAGTCACCACCTGTTACTTCATAAATTGATTTTTCATCTATCGTCATAACTTAAGTTGCTCCTTAGGTTAACTACTTTGGTTTACTTCTTCTGTTTACTTCTTCAGTACTTCTTAGGTATACCTTAGAAGAGGGTACCATAATCATCGTCATTTGTAAATAACTCATTTTGGTAAT